GGGTGCTGGTGTCGCGATTCGATTGCGTTCGCAGTGGAATAGCGAGACGCCTGCTGCGGTGGCGCTCACGACGCTGTTCTCGCATCTAATCCCGACGCATAACGCGTTCGCGCTCAAGCTGCCCGCGACGGATGGCATCGATGCGCCGGAGTTGTTTCTTCTTGAGCCGGAGTTGGTGGAGAAGTATCGCGGTAAGGATCGCGAGCTGCGGTATGACGTGTATACCCGTGAGGGTGGCGAGTTCGCGATGGGTGTGCATGGCCGGCACATGATTCATTTCCGTGGACCTGCGCTGCATTCCACGTTTCGTCCCGAGTCGATGATTTCGGTGGCGCGTAACTCGCTGGGGAATGCGCTCGCGACGCAGGAGTATCAGGGTGCGATGTATCGCAACGGTGGCGTGCCAAAGGGCGTGCTGAGTGTTGACGAGCCGCTATCGCTTGAGCAGGGCGTTGAGATGGCGGATGCGTGGCGAGCCGCGTACGGCGGCAGCGAAAACGCTGGCAAGATCGCCGTTTTGGATCGTGGCGGTAAGTTCCAGACCGTTGGCATGACAAACGAGAACGCGCAGTTCATCGAGCAGCTACAAATGAGCGCCACCGACGCCGCGCGCCTGCTGAATATCCCTCCTGCGTTTATTGGCGCGGAAGGCTCGGCGATGACGTACGACAACGCATCGTCAAATAATCAGCATTTGCTTACGTATGCGCTGCGTCCGTGGCTGGATTTGGTTGAGGGCGCGCTGAATATGGACGAGCAGCTATTTGGTGTTCGTTCGCCGTGGGTGCCGCGCTTCAACACGGACGAGATCACGCGACCCGATCTTGAGGCGCGCTATGCAGGGTATGCGTCCGCTATCGCGGCTGGGTGGATGCAGGTTGGTGAGGCCCGCGAGGCCGAAGGATTACCGCCAATGAAGGCGGGCGCGTCTACGTCTGTAGATGTGGGAGCCAAGGAGGGCTCAGATAATGCGTGACATGGATCGACGATCACAGGTTTGGCTCGAAGCTGTTCCGATAGATGAGACGCGTAGCGAAGACGGCAAGGATCGCATTTTGCGCGTGCGTGGCTACGCGATCGTGTTCAACAGCGAATCGGAGCGTATGGGTAGCGTTATCGAAACGATTGATCAGCGCGCACTAGATCACCTGGGTGACCTGAATACGTTGGGTGTTCGTATGCAGGGTGAGCATGAGGGACTTGCGCTTGCGAACAGCAGCAAGGGCACGCTCAGGCTGTCGAAGGACGAGCGCGGGATTCTTATCGAAGCTGATTTGGATCCGCGCCGATCCGACGCGCGCGATCTGTATTACGCCGTTGAGCGTGGCGACGTTGACAAGATGAGTTTTGGGTTTCGTATCGCTCAGGGTGGTGAGCGTTTGTCGGAGGATGAGGACGGCACGCTTCGTGCTCACGTCACCAAAATCGAGAAGCTGTATGAGGTGTCAGGCGTGAACTGGCCCGCGTATCGCGGCACGTCGATGGAAGCGGTGTCGGTCGTATGTGTCGAGTGCGGCTGTGATCCGTGCGAGTGCGAAGACGACGACGTTGACGAGCGTGGATACGATCCTGAGACGTTGCGCAGTATCTCGAACCTTGAACGCTACGCATGACAATTGTCACCTGACTAGGTAAGCACGGCGCGCATGTGTGATACGTCGCCATGAAGGCGGCGGCCAGATCTCACAGGAGACGCCGTTCATGGAAGAGCTCAAGGCAAAGCGCGCGGAGCTGCTCGCACAGGCCGATGCAATCACCGACGCAGCGATCGCCGAGAAGCGCGCGCTGACCGCCGACGAGAAGGTCCAGCATGACGAGCTGGTTTCTGCAGCTCGCGGTGTTCGCGATCTGATGGACACTCGTGCCGCTCGCGACGCTGAGGCAGCGGCAGAGCTTCCCGAGCTTCGTGCAGCGGTCATTGCCACTGAGGGCAGCGAGCGTGAGGAGCGCTCGAAGGCTCCCGCAACGCCGCGCCAGCCCGAGCTTCGACCGGTGTACGGCGAGCGCTCCGAGCATTCGTTCTTCATCGACCTTGCTCACGCACGAGCAAACGGTGATGAGGACGCACGCCAGCGCCAGGCACAGAACCGTGCCTACGCTGCGGACGACATGCAGAAGCGAGACCTTGGCAATGTAAGCAACAAGGGTGCCGAGGCAATCGTTCCGCTGTTCCTGCAGGACCGATTCGAGAAGGGTCGCGTGGCAAAGGCCATCACCAGCGGACTTACGAATCAGAACGCGCTTCCGGTGCAGGGTGACACGATCACCATCCCGTACCAGACCGGCAACGCCGCCGTCGCAAGCCTTGCGCAGGCCGACCCGCTGAATACGATGCAGGAAACCAATCTTGCGTTGGATGCGGCAACGTCGTCCGTGCTTGAGATCGGCGGCACACAGGATCTGAGCAACTATCTCGTCGATAGGGGTACGCTCGGTGCTTCCGTTGACCTGATCGTCGCGAATCACCTTAGTGACCTGCTTGCTCGTGACGAGAACGAGCGCGTGATTGCCGCAGTTGTGGCGGGCGCTTCGTACACGGTGACGAACACGACCAGCACGCCAGCGCTCGTCACCGATTTCAAGCGAATCGCGGACGCAACGCAGCAGATCCACGCCGGCAACTTGCAGGCACCGACCGGCATCGTGGTTCACCCGCGCCGATTCGCGTTCTGGATGTCGAGTGTTGACAATCAGAATCGGCCGCTTCTTCTGCCGATGGCTGTCGCGCTCAATCCGCTTGCGTCGACCAGCGGAGACGGATCTCCCGTCGCGCAGGGATACACGGGTTACGCAATCCATGGTATGCCGGTGTACGTTGACGCGACGATCACCACGACTGATGGTGCCGGAACCAACCAGGATCTCATCCTCGTTGCTGACTGGAAGCAGCAGTACACGTGGCTTGGTCCGATCATGGTCGACCTTGACCGCTCGATCATGTTCAAGCAGAGCGGTGTGACGGTGCGAGCTCGCCGCTACTTTGCCACGATGGTGGCACATCGTGCTCAGGGCTTCGCGAAGATCACCGGGACCGGATTTGTGCCCCCGTCTTTTGCATAGACTGCAACTAGATATGGTCACGATGAGGGGGTCGCTTCGGCGGCCCCCTTTCCGTTATCCGATAAGCATCAGTTGTTCTCCGCGGGCATCGGCACGCTTGGACATATTGCACGTCGCACACGCCACGCGAAGGTTCTCGAGCGTGTGCGTTCCCCCCCGCGATAGCGGGATGACGTGGTCGATGTGAAGGTTGGTTCCGCTGCACTTGCGTTTGCACATGTGGCAGCGGGATCCGTCGCGGTCGATGATGTACGCGCGAGGGATGCGGGTGACCTCGCCGTCGACGGTGATCTTCATGCGCGCCTTGCGCGTTGCTTGATGGGCGGCTGAGTTGCATCGCGCAGAGCAGTAGACTGCATCCTTGCGCATGGTCTGATCGATCGGTGCTCCGCAATGCGGGCAGGATCGGTCCGTTGGCTTAGACAGGACGCGCGCGGCAGCGGCGTCGGCGTTTCGGCGGGTGTCCTTGCATGATCGAGAGCAGTACACTCGGCGCTCGCGTGCTCGATAGTAGCTGACGTTCATAATGTCATCGCACCCATCGCAGGGTCGTTCATATGAGCGTCCATCGCGACGGTCTTGCCTATACCGGGCGCGACAAGCCATGCAGTAACCTGTCGTGTCGATGCTCCAGTTTGGATGCTGGAGCAGGCAGCATCGGCAGCGCATCGGATCCTTACTTTTACATGTGCCGCTTTGGCAGGTAACGCAGGTCGCCCGGACGTACTGCTTCGTGCGCTGGTACGCGCTCATCGGTAACCAGTGTCCGCATGTGCGGCAGGTCTTGCCGATAGGCTGTTCCATGCTGCCCTCCTGTGGCGGCCACGGCCCCGGACGTTGACGCGTCGCGGGGCCACGTTTGTTCCCTGATTGTTTCAGGTGGACCGGACGTTTCGTCCCCTGACGCTGTAGGTGGTGCGCGCTTGGTTGTAACCCGACCTTGCAAGGGGGGATCCATGAAGCCTATGAATAGGCGAGAGATCCATCTGTACGACGTGGAGGAAGTGCTCGCGATCGTGCATGAAGACGCGGTGATTAGCAAAGACGCCGTGGTGGGCACGCCGGGCGAGTGGCGCGGCGAGGCGACACGTTTTCCGGCGCACGTCGCTGAAGGTGTCGTGATTCGTGAGTTTGCGACGGTGCACGCTGGGTGTCATCGAGCTACTGTCATTGGGGCGCGCACGTTGCTGATGACGAAAAGCCACGTGGGTCATGACACCGTGATTGGTGAGGATTGTGACATTGCGCCGAGTGCCACGATTGGTGGGTGCTGCACGATTGGTAATCGTGTGAAGATCGGCATGAATGCGCAGATCCGTCCGCATGTCACGATTGGTGATGGGGCGCGCATTGGGCAGGGTGCGTCGGTGGTGCGTGACGTTCCGGCTGGTGAGACGTGGGTGGGCGTTCCGGCAAGGCGAATTCGATGACGGGCCGCAAGATCACGCTGATTGGTTGTGGCGGGTGGGGTGCTCGTATCGCCCGGAAGCTGGCCGAGTTGGGTG